CTCAACAGATGAATCCATTACGGCAGGTAGAGCGGAATAAACTCTTGGGCATTGGAGCAAATCAATAATGCAACTCTCCGACCACTTTACCCTGAGTGAGTTTACCAAGTCGTCTACGGCTGAACGGCATGGCATTGCCAACGAACCAGGGTCCATGGAAGTAGAGAACCTGATCATGGTCTGTGACCAGATTCTTGAGCCTGTCCGTAACCATTACGGTATTCCGTTTACGCCCAACAGTGGCTTCCGCAGCTTGGAACTGAATCGAAAGATTGGATCGTCTGACAACTCGCAGCATGTAAAGGGCGAAGCTGTAGATTTTGAAGTGCCGGGCATCCCGAACAAGGAACTCGCACTATGGGCCAAAGACAACTGTGAGTTTGATCAGCTGATACTGGAATTCTACAAGGAAGGCATCCCTGACTCCGGCTGGGTGCATTGCAGTTACACGCTTTCCAGAGATGTTCGCCGATCTGCACGCGTGTTTGACGGCACAAACTGGACCGCGTTAGATGGCTGAATTTGACCTTGGTGGTTACAAAGAACGCCAACCAGCACCCGGCGTTAACACAACAAACTTTTCCATCCGAACGCCGCCCCAAGGTATTTCTTTTGGAAGATTTGGAGGTAATACGCCACTTTTTAACGTCACCGGAGACTACGATAGATCTACCGCCGAAGTAACTCCCCAGGCTATGGGCATTCCTCAGGAGGCCATAGAGCATTTCCGCCTCAAGAATCAGGAACAAAAATCCACCAGCTACAATGTTGGAATAAGCGCTATGTTCCCTGACGGAGTGGTTCCTGACTTCATGGACAGAGTTCTTCGGCCTAAATCTGTAAATGCCCGTTTTGGCCGGAGTAAATCTGAGTTCCGGGATGTAAGGGGGGACACCGTTACGAATTCTGATAGACGCCGTGGTATTGGCGGACAATGGCAGGTTCTTCGCGCAATGTTTGGAGACAACGCCCCGACAGCCGGCGTTCAGTACTTTGAGCCCAACAGGTCTGACAGGTCTTTCTCCGGATCCGTAGACATTCCCATGGGCAGAGGAGACGTTTCCTTATACGGCTCTCGAAGCATGAATAAGGGGCGACCCAACGACACATCGTTCGGAGTTCGAGGGAAGTTCAGCTTCTAGGTTATTTAGCTGACCCCCAGTTATCGCCCAACCCTACATCGACCTTGGACGGTATGGTCAGACCCGGCGCACAATTCTCCATCAAACCCTTGATCTCGGCCACTTGTTCATCGCTCTCTATTGAGAAGCAGAGCTCGTCATGAACCGTGAGCATGGGCCAGTGTCCATGGTCCATGCAGTCCTTCATCGCAAACTTGGTCTGATCCGCCGCCGAAGCTTGGATCAAGCGATTGAGGGCCTTGTACACGAAGGCCACCTGATACCGCTCTGGGTTCATGCTGGCCCAGTTCTTATCTCTCTCCTCAACAGGAGTATTGAGAACATCCGCCCAACGCTCTTCGAGCTTCTCCGCATGGATAGGCTTCTTGTATTCCTTGGAGTAGCCCTTCAACTCACGCATGGGGAAGCGGCACTTACGTCCCAACAAAGTCCTTAGTTCAGAACGCTTTGAAGCGACATCCATTACAGAGGATGCCAGCGCCCGGATAAACGGGACTTTCTCGTCGTATTCGTTGCGGAGTTCCTTCGCCTCTTGGAAAGGTATGTCGCCCAAGGTTGCTGCCAGCTTGCCGATGCCCATACCGTACATGATGCCCAAGTTGATCGTCTTGGCGTGAGTACGGCTGACGCCAGCCATGTCCGCGACAATCTGATGGAAGTCCAGATCATCGTTTTGGTACTGTTCCGCGATCTCCTTGACCTTCTCGTTGTCCCTTGTGGCTGGTGCCAGAGATGCGTAATGCATCATCCACCGTGGCTCTTGGGCGCTGTAATCAAAGCTGCCCCACCGGCATCCCTCTTCCGGTATAAACAGACCACGGACCAGGGACTTTATTTCTGGATGACGGGACGGAACTTGCTGCAAATTCGGATTGCTTGATGAGAATCGTCCTGACACAGTTCCACCTTCGTCAGAGCGCAACTGGTTAAACTGACAGTGGATACGGCCATTGTGCTGATGATTAAGAATCGTATCAACAAAGGTGGTATTCGCTTTGTTGTATTCACGAATCTCCAGAATCTTCTTGGCGATGGGGTGTTTGTGGGTTTTGAGGAAATGCTTTGTAAAGCTGGGCGCGTCTGACTTCGCTGTTCGCTCATACGTGAGGCCAAGGTTGTCAAAAACCATTGCCAGGCTTTTGGCGTTCCAAGGCTCGAGGTGAATATCTGCTTCATCCTTAACCTCCTTCAGAAGCTTGTCTTCTTTTCCTTGCAAAAGCTTCTTGGTTTGTTCCGCCTTGTCCACGTCTACCCGAACACCACGTCGTTTCATCTCAAAGATCATAGGCAGAAGCGCCAGCTCTGTCTTCAGAATCTCTTCGCAGTCATCCTCAATCAGCTTCTGGTGCAGAACATGCCAAAGCTTGAGCGTCAGCGTTGCGTCCATCTCCGCATACGCCGCCACCCTTTCGGCTGGTAGCTTCCACATTTCCGCCTTGGCATCTACGCCATGTTGGTCTGCCGCTCTTCGGAGATCCTCCTCCGCTTTGCGCTCTCCAAGGTACGTGGCCCCCAGCGCATTGAGCGAATAGCTGAACCTGTTCTCATCAAGAAGGGGTGCCGCCACCATCGTGTCGAGGATTTGGCCCTTTACCTTGATGTCCTCCGACAAAAGCCAGCCCAGATCATACTGTGCATTGTGAAACACCACGGACATGCCGTGGTCTAATTGGTCTTGGAGCCACCTGAGTACGAGATCCTTTGCCATGTTCCCCCCACCTTCGTGGGCAATCGGCAAGTAGGCGCTCCACTCAGAGGCGGCGACAGCGATGCCAATAAGCCTGCCGTCGTTTCTAACCCACCCTGGCCCCAAGTCTCTTAAATGCGGATCCTTCGTTTCAACGTCTACAGCGATAAGTTTTTCGCCAGACAGGTCTGGTAAATGTTCTGGCGGAAACCAGACCTTCTCGTCGAACAAGTCCTCACGCATCTTTATTTTCCATTATCGCCGCCCATAAGGCGGTGTATGCGGAAGCATCCACACCGTTATCCGATTCTATCTTGCCCTTTTCGTTTCGAGCCACCTTCAGCAAGGTCATGCAGAAGACCACCTGTTCCGCTGATATGTCTGTTTCTAGGTACGCGGACCACATGTCCGCCGCCCTTTGGTGCAAGTCCGTGTAGTCTCCGTACTGCTCCGCTCTGTCTCCGCTCACCAGAGCCGCCGCCGTCTCAAGAAACTCGCTGGGTTTCATATCTCGTAATACCTGTTTGTTTCCGGCAGCATTATATGCAGGGCCTTCTTAGTCCTCGTAACAGCAACATAGTACACCCTGTGTTCAGTCGCCGGATCCCTTTGATATTCCTTGTGAGCCGCATAGGACAAGTCCGGAATGACCAAGACGTTGTCGGCCTCTCCACCCTTCATTGAGTGTATAGTACTAACCTTTATTCGCGGATTACGCACGTTGTCTTTTCGTTTCAACGCATTGAGAACGTAGTTTTTTGTGTCTAGGTCAATCTTACCCAATGCTCGATGCCACCGGACAGAACCATCCAAAAGCAGCCCCATGCCGTCTTGAGCCTCCGACATACTGATCATGGCGTCCGGATCCAGCCCCAAAAGGGCCTTGGAACGCGCTCCGAAGCCCCGTGAGTAGCCTTTCTCCATTTCCATGAAGGTGTAGACGTTTCTTATCTTAGTGGGCGTCAGCGGCTCTCCTTTGGCCCATTGCTCCCAATCGTGAAGTGCTTCGTATGTTTTGGCCGGAATACTGGGGTGACCATTCCGGCTATAGACCCAACCATCGTCGCGCAAAGCTTGGGCATATTGGGAAGCAATCCTGTTTGTCCGCGCCATGACGCACCACTCCCCCTCATGAAACGGCACATCCCAAATGCTCTGGTGAACGTGGACGCTGCCTTCTTCATCCTTGGGTCGCCAAGTCTTCGGCGCCCTGCCCTCAATCCGACAGACGATGTTCTGCGCCTCCTGCCAAACAGACCGGGGGACCCTGTATGATTGCTCCAGAACCGTCTTCTTCTCCGTCGCATTGAGGAACGCCTCAACATCCGCACCTTGAAAGCCCATGATGGCCTGGTCATCATCGCCCGTGAACACCTGTATGCGGGGCCTCTTCCGCAATACATCGACCATGGACCACTGAAGGGTAGACAGATCCTGCGCTTCATCTACAAACAGCGCGTCTATGTCCGGTCCATCTGCTGATCTAACGAAATTTGATATCATGTCCGTGAAGTCGATCTTCTTGCGAACCCCTTTGTAATCCTCATAGGCCGATACCAAACGTTTGAGTTCAGACCAGTCGATACTGTAGTCCCCCAACTGCCTGTGCATCTCCTCAAGGCTCAAGCCCTTACTCCGAGACAGGTGGTACTGACTCATGTAAAAGTCGCCCTTGGACACCCCTACAGTGTCAAAGTCGGTTTCAATGTCAGACCGCCCCTTATTTCCAAAAGGTATCCCAACAGCTTCGCCAATCTCCCGCATCTCCGCAGGACCAATAACTTCGTCTGAGCTATAGCCCCCAGCCCGGAAAGCCATGGAGTGAAGCGTCTGGAAGTAGGGCATGTCCCGCTCGTCAATTCCCCAATCTCGGCACACTCGCTCCCGACTTTCCGTCGCTGCCTTACGTGTAAACGAAACACAGGCAATACGGTCTGGCGGGATGCCTTGTTCAATACACTCACGTACCTTATTGGAGTTGGTCTGGGTTTTGCCCGTGCCGGGTGGCCCAAGGATGGTTTCGTGTTGATCAGTCATCCCCGACACCCCATTTGAACTTCAATTGACCATAAACAGGTTGCCACTCTCTATTCGGCCTATTCAACCAAGATCCAGATCCATCGGTTTCTCCGATGATCTTCCAACCCGC